TCCGGCAGCAACGTATTGAGCCTGTCGTCTAGTGCTGCTGAAGGTTTCCAGATGATCTTTTCGCGAAACACCAGTGGTCGTTTCGCTGTACGGCGACGTATCAGCAACAGCTGGGGTGCTTGGGTAGAGCCGGTGTTGCCAGGTGATTTCGGTCTGGGTACTGCCAACCCCAACCTGGCGGCCGGTACGCAGCTTGACAGCTTGAACACCTCTTGCTTGTTCCAGGCTAGCGATGCTACTCCACCTGACTGGTCTGGCCCAGTCAGCGGTAACTACCCCATGGGTATCAGTTTCTACCGTAGCTCCATAGTGCGCGCACAGTTGGCATTGTCTTACGGAAATGCTGCCAACGCCGGCGCTTTCCGCCGTGCTACCACGGGTTCGGGCTGGGGTGCTTGGTCCAAGTTGCTGGAGCGTTCTGACCTGGTAGGTACCGTATCCGGTACGTCTGCTGCACCGACGGGCGCTGTCATTGAGCGTGGCAACAACGCCAACGGTCACTACGTCAAGTACGCTGACGGCACTATGATCTGCTGGCGCCGTGCTACTGATACAGGCTTGGCTATCAGTACCGCCATGCGCGGGGCATTCCGCAGCGATATAGTTGCCTGGACGTTCCCGGTCGCGTTTATTGAAGCGCCTATGGTGGTCGGGGCAGCCAAGAACGGCACAGCTAGCAGTGTAGTAACCACTACCGGAGCCAACGCCTCCGTCAGCTACTACTACGTGCACCCAACCAACGATGCGGCCCTCGACCGCAGCGCTGACTTTATTGCCATTGGCCGGTGGGTATAAACCATGAAAATCAGCTTTTCCCCTGTACTGGGTGGTGCCGAATACGACATCACCGTTGAAGGCGACACTATTTGGCTTGACGGCGTAGAACTGGACTTCAGCCCTATGCCCGAAGGTGCTTGGTTGCCCAACAGCGCTATTGACTGCGACAATGTGATCGGTGACGTAATCCGCAAGGATGGTCACATCGAAATCACTGTCAGGCTGTGGCACGGGTCTAATGCCCCTTACGAGCGTCGTTTCCCCGAGCCAATCCTGGTAACCGAACCGGGCAGCGTAGAGCTGCCCCCTTACGACATTATTCCTGTAGAGGAACCTTACATTGAACCTGAACTTCCAACAGATGAAGACACAGGAACAGCTCCAGGCGGAGCAGGAGACAGTGGCGCGGAAGCTCCGCTTGACGGAGATTCAGGAGAGTTTGCTGGAGACCCAGTGGTGGGTATTCCGTAATCTCGAAACCGGTGCTGCAGTGCCACAAGAAGTGGCCACTGCACGCGCTGAATTGTACGCAGAGCTTGATACTCTGCTGGAAGCCGGGGTTTGACCCCGGCAACACTAAAGGAGCAACTATGACTACCACACCACGCGGTGTACGCAATAACAACCCAGGCAACATCGACTACAACCCCCGTAATAACTGGCAAGGCCAGGTGGGTATCGAGGTAGGCGTAGCCAAGCCCCGCTTCGCACGTTTCAGCGAAGCCAAGTGGGGTATCCGGGCGCTGGCCAAGCTGCTGCTCAATTACCGCGGTAAAGACGGTATGCCTGGAGTTGGTAAGCCAGGTATCGACACTCCGCTGGAATTCATAAACCGCTGGGCGCCGTCCACCGAAAACAACACCCGTGCGTATGCACAGGCGATCGCCAAGCGGCTGGGTGTGTCTGTGCTGGCGCACATCGACATAACTGACCCGACAACGCTCACTGAGCTGGTTACCGGCATCATCATCCACGAGAACGGCTACAACCCCTACGACGCTGCGACCATTGCCGCTGGCGTCAAGCTGGCGCTGTAACCATGCGCGTGCTGCTGTCTAAGCTGTTGCCGGGCCTTGTGGTCACGGCAATTGCCTGTTTGCTCTGCCTTTGGGGTGGTGTAGCGACTGAACATCGCGTTAACCTTGAATGGCAGACCAAGTGGGCTGAAAAGGATGTTCAGCTGCAAACGGCGCGAGCCGAGGCAGCAGAACGTGAACTCAAAGCGCAGCAAGAAACTGCTGCTGAAATTGACAGGATAAACCAGGCCCATGATCAAGCCATGGCTGAAATGCAGCACGATGCAGCTGCTGATCGTGTTACTGCTGACGGGCTGCGTGCAGACCTCGCCAGTCTCCGCGCCAAGTTACAAAAGCAAGCCTCCGGCCCTGGACAGCAAGTTGACTACGCTACAAAGGCCAGCATGGTGCTCTCCGACTTGTACGAAAGCTGTACAAGCCAACGAAGAGACCTCGCGGAGAGTCTTGAAGGAGCTGGAATCCAGCTACGCACAATAGCTGCGCAGTACGAACGAATCAGGGGCCAATAGGCCCCTTTTTCATTACCGGGGGAACAGACAGCGCCAAAACTGGCGCCACTTACTCACTGGTTTCGGCGGTGCGTCCACCAGGGTGCAGTACGGTTCAACAGGGCGCTTTAAAGGAAGTGCCTGGTGGTACAGCGGCTCACACACGATTTGTATCGGTGGATTGCACACACTGCACATGAACTCGTCGTTAAGCAGGTCATGGTGTGCAGCTTTCAGTCTGTAGCCGAAACCACGGTGTAAGTGTTGTGCGGTTTCAGTCTGCACAACTACCCGCATGGCTATACGGCCATCGCTGTAAAACCGGGCATGCAACTTGCCCGGTCGCAGCCAAGCCAGGGCCATCAGCCCATCACCTGTTTGGCCAACGCCCCAGCTTCTTCGCCGGACATACCTTCTCCTTCCTCGGACAGGAAGACGATCAGCTCGTCCATGGGGTCATGTCCCATCTCTTCCAGAACACGCTGGAAGCAGTCAGCTTGGGTGGCCATGTCGCCCCAGCCACACGCTGACACGTCGTAACCGCGCTCAGCGATTTGCTCTGGGCTACCCAGCATACCGCCCGAAAACTGCGCGGCCAGGGCCTTGAACTTGTCTTCGTCGTGCACCTCGAAGGTGACGCTGAAGTACTTTTTAGGAGACGGTTGGGTAGGCATAGGTACGGTCCTCGATTTTGACGTCGCCGATGTTGTCGTAGGCCTGGGTACAGGCTTCCACGATCTTCTTGGCTTCAGCCTTGGCTTCAGTGCTGGTTTGGTCCAGGCTCAGCCCTTCCAGCGCAGCTTCTGCAATGATGTGGCTCAGCACATTCTGCGCCATGCGACGGATACCCTTGCGGCGCGAATCCAGGTAGGCCTGGCGGCGTTCGTTGGCAGCAGCCACGATAGCCAGCTGTTCAGGGGTGAAACTGTCCTTTGGGTTCACTTCGGTTTTTTTGCGAACTTGTACATCCATTACTGCGGTCATAAATACTCCAGACACAAAAAAGCCCGCGCTAGGCGGGCCGTGTGAACGTTTTGGTTATTTGGCCTCTTCAGGCAAGTTGAATCGCTTGATGAACAGCTTCTCTGCAATAGAGAAGACTTTACCACCGTAGTGCGCAGCTACCGATACACAAATTGGCATCGTAGCCCAGCCAGGCAATTCCGCCTCGACCTGCGGGTACATGTCGTACATCAGGTATCCGGCGAGGATGCTGCCGCCCATTTGGGAGGCAAACCACAGGAAACTGAAGGGGTGACCTCCAGTAACGCGGTTGGCCACTGCAATAGCCCCAGAAATGAGGCTGATGAACACTGCGCCGATGATACCCCACAAGTCGGGGTGTTCTTTCCATGGCATGGTGCTGTCTCCGGTCAGAAGTAGTGACTGTCATGTGACAGCCGGAGTGTACCTATCAACTGACCGGAGCGGTAGGGTTTTAGGCCAATACTGATAGCCAGATAGTGGCCAGGCGACGAAGTGCCTTATATTTAGCCGATTTGCCCTTTAACACACTGGCCAGCTCGCTATGCCACTCATAACCAACCAGGGCGTTCATCTCAGCGTTTACATTCTGCGACATGTAAAACATGGTGCTGTACATGCTGCAACGGCGCGCAGTGTCGTCCCAGGACTCACCAGTCTCCTTTTCACGCTTTTCAGCGTAAGGTTTGAGCAACTGGTAAGTTGTTTCGTTGTCGAGCAGTTCATACGCAGTACGGTATTCGTCCAGTGCATAAACCAGGTCATCAACATTGATTTCCTTCAGCCGGGCGGGGATGCCCGTTGGTCCGCTGACATTGCGCAGATGCCCGGTGAAGGTGAACTCGGGCCCTTGCGTGGCGGTAATGCTGGCGTACTTGCCGTCGGTACCTACAGAGGACGCTGTGAACGCGGCAGCACTCAGCATAGGGTCAGTGGTGTCCAGTGTTACAGTCCAACGGTGATTTACCGTGTGCTGCACCTGTACTACCGGCTCAACAGTCACTTCTGACATGGCTTCAGCTCCAAGATGGCGTCGGTAACGGCGCTGATCATGGCCTGGCTTTCTTCAGGCATCTGGCCAGTCACGATGCTGACAACGTGCTGGCGGCTGATGGCCGGGAAGTATGCCGGGTGGGCTTCGATGATGCTTTGCGCGACTTCGTCGACTTCGCTCATACGCTACCCTCCAGGATCTTGTGTTCGACGCTTTGGGACACGATATCGCTGGACGATGCTGCAAGAGCATCGGCATGAGCGCTATGCGTGTCTTCGTCGATCAGGTCTTCGCTGAAGATGTCGTCGAGGCCCGGGAGCGCGGTTTTACGGAGCGCTTCGATGGTGTGGTGGTCTTCGACTTCGATCCGCGTGCGGATGACGGTTTCGACCGTGACGATACGGGGCATGGTGCCTCCTTTTGCTGTTGCAGCCTGCTATGAAGAGCGAGGCGCTTCTTCTTCGGCATGGCTGCGGTCTCTTTGCGGAACTGAGTGTACACCTCCAGCGAGACATGCTCCCAGCCTTCCTTTTCAGGCACTGGGCGCATATTCATGTCCCAGGTGCGGGTCATGCGACTTTCTCGGTGGATGAAGTAGTATCGCCCGCCAACCATGGGTTTTTCAGCGTTACCGGTGTTCCAAGTGCGTTTGCGGGCCATACAGCCTCCTTTAGCGGTGTCGTTTGAACTTGTGGAACTCGGCCAAGGCTTTGGCGTGCACTCGTGTGTACACAGCGTCGTCCTCGACCAGTTTGTCGTCGGTGAACAGGCAGAATTCGAATTCTTCCTGCTCAGGTGGTTCGGCGTCGCCCATACCGCTGCCGGTTACTCGCAACGGACAGGGTGCCCGGTAATGCGTTACTCGACAGTGGTAGGTCTCTTCGCCGTCATGCAGGATGAAGTCAACTGCCATGATGGTGCTCCTGGCTGTCGATAGCCGCTACTGGCATGTCAGCCTGGTGTTGGTACTTGCCTTCGTAGCGCCGGTGCTCTTCAGTCTCGCTGAACAGCACTTGGGCAATACCAGCACCGGCTGGGATTATCAACTCACCTTCACCGTGGTAAACCAGCTCCAAGGTCAGGTATCCGTTCCAGCCAGGCTCGATAACCGTGTTGAACACACTCAAGCCACGCCGCGCCCAGGTGGACTTGTCGTGGACCACGCCAACCAGATTGGCCGGCATCTTGAAGCGTTCGATGGCTGAAGCCAAGGCAAAACGACCTTTCCGGTACACTGTATCTGCTAATACATAGCGGCCGTCGTCGCCTTCGCGAAACAGGATTTCCTGCTTGATGCGGATGTCATAACCCGCTTCGCCCAGGCCGTAGCTGGTGCCGCCCGGGGCGACCATCTTGCCGAAGGCCATATCGAAGATCGGCGCTGCTTCCAGCAAGGCCTTGCCATTGATGATCATGCTTGCTCCTGTAGATGTTGTTGGAAGGTGGCCACACGGTCAGCCCAGTTGGCCGGCATAGTTACTGGCCCCATGAACAGCCCGACGTAACATTGCTCGTCGTGCTCATAGATACGACGCAGCTGCCAGTAGCGTGGGTCCGTGGCCTTGACCAAGTCACACTGAGGCAACCACCACCAGTGCCCTGAAGTTGGACACTGGTCAGTTACGCTCATGGTTTCCGAGACGCCCAAAGCGGCCACCGACTCATAGGTACGGATAGCCTGGCTCACACCACTTCCTCGAAAGTGGCTGTGGCGTGGCTGATACCGGGCAGCTCGCCGCGCTGGATCATTTCTTCCAGCTTATCGTCGATCAGCTCCTCGTAGGTTTCCCCCGACAACTCTTTACCAGAGCCATCGGGCATGTTCAGACACACTTGGATGATTACTTGGCTCATGCGGCTTTCGCCTCCTTTTCGCGGACTTTCTTGATGTGGGCGGCGCACAGCTCCACGATCTGGTCCTGGTTTGCCGCTACCGGCAATGTCAGGGCGTGCGCCCAGGACGGGTAGAACAGATCAAGCTGGGCGCCAATCTTCACAGTTGGGTGTTGCAGTTCAGGCAGTTCCTGCCAGCTCATTTCCTCTACCAGAGCGTTGTTGACCCACTCGATCACCTCCGGTTTCTGGCGCATGACCAGATAGATGGCATCGTGAATGAGGGCAACGATCTTGCAGTCGTAGCGATAGGGGCTGGCGCGCAGGCGCTTGCGGAATGCCACGGCGGCTCGGTTGTTGAGTAGACCATAGGACTGGCCCATGGCGTTACCCGCGGTCCTGCCTTCGGCCTTGGCTTGCGCTGGTGTCGTCTTGCTGCGCATGAGGGACTTCTTCAGCGCCGGGGTACGCAAGCGCAACCCGAACGCCACCGTGACGTAGCCATCGGTTTCGGCCTGCTTGACGCGCGCCGCGATGTACTCATCACTGACCTTGTACAGGTCGTGGTAGTTCTTCTCGATGCGCTTGGCCTTGGCCTCTGGCCAGCCCAGGTTCTTCATCATGCCCATGTAGGTCCCGCCGTAGGTCAGCAGGAACGTTGGTGCCTTGCTGTCCTGGCGGAACGGTTCGGGCAGGTCCTTGATGCTGTTGACCGACTTGGGGTCCTTCAGGTCGATAAAGTGGCCCAAGGCCTCCAAATCTTCCTTGAAGTAGAACGCGGCGCGCAGTGAATGTCCGTCGAACCCTTCTTCGTAGACCTTGAGCTTGTTGGGGTCCTTGGTTGTGAGTGCCGATATGTAGTCTTCCAGCGAGTTGAAGTCCGCGCCGGCGAACACCCAGCCCTTGGCTGCCATGAACAGTTCCTTGACCAGCTTGCCATAGGCGCTACCTGCCGGAATGTTCTGCATGTTCGGGTCAGAACTACTGAGGCGACCGGACTTGGTCCCGCCGAGGTTGAATGCCCCGTGCAGGTACTTCATACCGTCCGCTTTCAGCTGCCCATTTTCGAATGCAGGCATGAAGGCTGCCAGGATTTTGGACACTGCAGACCAGTCCATCAGCGCCTTCAAGAAGGCAATGTGGGGCTTGGCCTTGTCGTGGTCCAGCAGCTTTTCAATGGTGCCGCTACCCGTGGCAGGCTGGCCGGTGTCGGTCAGGTCCAGGATTGGTAGCTCCATGAACTCGTACAGCAATTGCGCAAGTTGCTGGCCACTGCCTGGGTTGAACGACACATACCACTTCTCGTTCGGGTCCGACCACTTGGTGATCGGATGCACCGTGTTTTTCAGGCTGGCGTTCTTCTTGTCCATCTCCTTGGTTTGCAGCCAGAGATTCAGCTGCGGCACCAATGGATGGGCCATCATCGTGTCCCAGTAGCCCTGTTGCAGGCCTTCCAGTTTCACCTTGGTTTCGGTGATTTTACGCGGGCACATTGGCATGCCGGACAATTCAATGTCGATCAGCAGTGTGAGCGAGTCCCGGAATAGGCCGTTGTACAGTTCCAGCTGCTGATCATCCCGCATGATCGGGTACATCTTCTCGGCAAGCCAGAAAGTGGACAGACAGTCAACGCCGTTGTATTCCAACAGCTTATCGGTGGGAATCAGCCTGATATCGTGGATATCGTCGACGGCATAGTTGCCCGCGAACGATTGAGCCAGGAACTTCAGTTTCAGGTTGTTACCAGCACAGCTATTGGTGGCCAAATAGGCCATAACCCTGGTGCAGTGCAGTGCCTTCGACATAATGTCGATACCGCGGCATTGCCCCGGCAAGTCCAGCGGGTCGTCCATCCACAGGTTGTAGACGATGTGTTTCACGTCAAACACCGCGTGGTGGAAGATCAGAGATCCTTCATAAGTCTCGAAAAACTCCCGCAGCAATGCTCGGCGCTCTTCGTTGTCCCGGCGCACACAATGGTGCCCTTCATCGGTGACAAAGGGCAGTTCCATCAAATCCACCTTGAAAGCGTGGAAGTGGTGTTTGTCGTAGGCAAAGGCGATGGTACCGATGCCCGCTTCGCTCAAACCAAGGCCAAAGGCCTCAATGTCACAGGTCAGGCGCGGATACTGCTTCAGCAGGTTCAGCGAGTGTCGAATCGCTTCGATACTGTCGGGGTAAAACGCCCCGTGGATGATCCCGGTGCCCGGATCTTGGTAGCGGCCGTACTTGTGATCGGTCAGGGCCTTGAGGCCTACCGTCAACAACGGGCGCTTGTCTTCAGCGAACACCAACTGCTGGTAGTTGATACCGTAGACCACCTGCATGTGTTCGGCGCCAGGCACCACACAGGGCAACACGTAGCCCAGGTAAATGTCGGCCTTCTTCATGCCAGTCAAGGCCTTGAAGTAGGTGGCGTCGCACACGTACAGGTATTTGGTGCCCAGGCGGTTCAAGGTGCTGCCTAGTTTTGGCAGGTACTCTTTCACCGTCTTGGCAGACACTTTCTTCGCGTCGTCGTATTCCAGAGTCATTGCAATGATCTGGTCCAGGGGAACACCCATACGCACAAGCGGATCGGCGTAATACGACTGCATAAGGTCCTTGCGGAAGGTGGAGGCCTTCAACAGGACCGCAACTTCGTACTGGTTGCCCGTATTGGGCTTGAACAGTTCGTAACGCACTTTACCTCCTAGTCGAGCAGTAAATTCAGCATCAGACGACGCTTGAACGCTTCACGACTCGGCGGGTACACGTTCAGCGTGTCTTCCAGTTCTTCCAGGTCCGGGGGAACCTGGAATGCCAAGCCAGCAGCCTGATAGGCCTCGGACAGTGGCGGGCGTAGCGCCGAGGGCAAGATCTTCATGATTTCCACAGGATCGTCGCTCGACGACATGATCGCCCGTATATAGGGCATGACCAGCAGTTCTTCGTCGTCCAGTTCCTTCGCGGTGGCGATGTACTCATCCATGGATGCGTGCAGGCCTACCGGCAGCTCTGGCCAGTTGATAATGCCGTGCATACCGCCCGGGCGCTTATACAACCGGCCTCGGTAGTAGAACCCGTGCACTGGGTAGTGCAGTTGGGTATCACTGGTGTCAATGATCTTGTCGAGCAACGCGGCGTTGGCCTTCTTAGCCGGCGCGAATGCGTAGTCCACAATGATCTGCTGGATGCGGATTTTGACCGCGGCTGGTGACATACGCACTCGTGACATGGCTTTAACCTCGTGTATCGCCGGTGAAGAACATACGTTTGCGGAAACGGCTGCAACCCACGTACAGGATGCGCGCCAGTTGGCTGTTTTGACGGACCTTTTGCATGATGTTGCCCAGGTCGATGAAACCGGTGTCGTAGGTGCTGCCCTGGCTCTTGTTCACCGTACAGGCGAACGACGGGCGCAGGTCGAGCCACTGATCCTGGATTTCACGCATGGCAGTCCAATCGTCTTCCTCGCGGGCATACTTCAGTGCCTGCTTGGTAGCATCACGGCTCGACGGCATGAACCAACCTTCACCCTTGTTGCGGATGGTCAGTCGCCAACCACTGACGTTGTGCTGGATGTCCGGCTCGACCTCGGTGATCAAGACCTCGCCGTTGTTGGCGATCATGGCCTGAGCCATTTGCTTGGTCTCGTTGGCCACCATCACCTGCCCTGGTTTCGGGTCGGTAGACCCGTGGAACACCCCGGTAAGCCAGCTGTTGTAGAACTGCACGGCGTCGTTGGTGTAGCACAGGATCTTCGTCCGGCCCCAGGTGTCGGGGTCGTTGAAGGCATCCAGTACCATGGCCTGCCACTGCTGCAACGGGAACTTTTCCAGCACACCCGCTTCCACGAACTGGCTGAAATTGGGGTACGGTGCATTGGCCACGACAGTTTGACGCAGCGCGTTGACCAGACCAGCAACCGGACCGGTCTCGAAGCGCGTAGGCTCCGTCAGTTCGATTTCCCGGGTCTTCAGGTTGAACACCGGCATGTAGTTGGTGCCCACAGGTGTCAGCTGTGCTGGGTCACCGATGAATACGAACTTGCAGTCCTCGGTCTCGCCGAAGATGTGTGCCAGCAAGGCCTTGTCCACGTAGCTGACTTCGTCGACGAAGATGAGCTTGCGCGACACCTTCTTTTCCTTGGTAGGTCGCAGTACCTTTTTACCAGTGCGGTAATCCTCCATCTCCAGGCGCAGGCCCAGAGTGGAGTGGATAGTGCGCGCTTCGTGCTTGTTGCCGGTGGCAATGATCAGCGACTCGGCAGCCTGGTTGGTGGTAGCGGACAGTACCGGCTCGTAAGCCACGAAGTCCGGATCCATCAGCTTGGCCATGGCTTCCAGCTTTGGCAGCTGAGACAGGATCTCAGCCACCAGTGTGGACTTACCGGTGCCGCTATAACCCTTGAGCAGCATCACTGTCTCGGCAGGGTTCAGGTAGAACTCGGTGAACGATTTGAGGCCGTCCTCCTGACCTTTGGTGAATTGAATTTCGGCCATGAGGCCTCCTATGTGTCGAATCGGATGATGGTGCCGAACTTGCAGCGGAAACGATCTTTGGTGCGCCCGAATACCAGCCAAAGGACAGGTACACCGGGATCGATCTTCGGATGGCTGTACTCACCGTCGGTGAACACTACCAAGGCTGTCGGCTTGCGCTTTTTGGTCAGTTCCATCACTGGGTGGATCGATGTACCGCCACGACCGGTCATCTTGACCCGGGACAGGTCGCCGATGCTGGTGATACGGTCGATGCTGCGAATACCGTGGTCGAACTGGATCAGGTTGAGCGCTGAAGGCTTGCACTGCTTCATGACGCCGGCCAACTCACTGATAGCCCGCAGTACATCGTGGTCACTGGTACTACCAGATACGTCGACCGCGAAGTCCAGTTCGCTCATGGCTTCGCCCTTCAAACCAGGCAACATGATCTTGCGCCCGAAACGGCGGTTGATCTTCGCCCAGCTATAGTCCGTCTTGGCCAAGGCCTTG